GGATCGATAGTGACAGGCTCATGGCCTTTAAAGGTTACTTTATCGCCTTGTATGTTTGCTATGACACCTTTAAGGAGAGGTTTCTCCATCATTGTGTACAAGTCTTGTACGTCAAGTATGATGTCATTATTTTGGAATAATTCGAGTAATTCATCAACTGTATAGTTGTCTGGATCAATGGATCCATCTTCTACATGTTGCTGTAATTGATTAGAGACGGCAACAATGCTGGCTGCCATTGCGTTACCGTCTTGAGGATCGACAAACTCGTAAAGCCGCATGTGCTTTACCTTCTTGCTCTACCGACTGGTCCTGTTGATACGTCTACGTTAACATCTTCGATGTCTCCAACAACTGCATCTGGAGCACTCATGTCTACAACATCAGTTCCCATATCACCTGTTACATCCATTGCAGGATCTGATACATCCATGCTGTCAACATCAACTTCGCCGTCACCCATGCCCATATCTACATCACCATCAAATGCATCTACAACGTCTCCGCCTGTAATGCCTGCTAATGCTTGGTCAAGTTGACCTTTGACTGATACTAGACACTGATTTAATTCTGCAAGTGCTTGTCCTGCTGTTTGATCAAATGCTTGTGCTTCGTTAACACCAATTTCTGTTTGTACACTATCGATCAATGCTGGCATCTCTTTGACCATCATGTCAGAAATTTCTTCTAACATTTTTTGTACTGAGTCTACCATATCCTGAGCGGCTAAAATAACTTGTGAACGATTAACTTCTTCGTTCTCAGTAATCACTCTAGTTCTTGGTGCAACCTTAGCAACTTTATAATGCTCTTTAAGTGCTTGTTCCATGAATACTAATTTCATGTATGATGGATATTCTGCTCCGAAGTTTTTAGATGCTTTTGCTTCAGAAATCAAACCTCTCACTTTGTTGTGCATGGTTTGAGTTTGGTTTTTGTTTAAGCCTTTGATGTTCAGGTCAACTTCAAAGTTTTCTTTTAAAGCCTTGACTGCAACTTCTTGCTTGTTTAAATCATTAAGTTTCATATTAAATTCCTAGTAATCTGTCGTAGATATAATGTATTTATCATCAGACACAGAATTTCTGGTCTTTCTGTGTCGATTCTTTTTGTGTTCATCAAAGATTCTACGCTGTTGTTCTTTAGATGTATTTATGAGTCCTTCTAACCTTATTACAATTTGTTTTTTCTTTTCTAAATCGTTTTGTAGTTTAGTCAATTGTATAAGTCTCAAGTCTAAATCATTTGCTTTTGTCTTGTATCCACGAGTATGAACAGCAATATCTAAATTAATAGAACCTAGTTGTCCGTCTAACTTATACACTTTAGATGCATTATCTCTTTGTTTATTGTGTTGAAACACACAAAATGCCATAGCATTTCTTGCAGTAAGAAATTCAGGTGAAGTCTCCCAATGAGATTCAGCAACAGTAAACAATCCTGTTTGTTTTTGATTGCGTATTTTAAACCTGCCAAACGCCTTAATACCGTTCTTGTCATTGCTGATATAAAGATTTTGTAGTTCTTTAATCATCTCCGCTTTAAACATTTGTTTAATCTTATCTCTAGCATCATTCACATTCGTCTTCTTTCTCATACATTCTCCATAAAGTATATGTTATTTAATTCCGGGGTAGTATCTAAAAAATTAGGTAACTCTAAACATTCAGTACCGCATTTAATCATAGGTATCTCATGGCAATCTTTTGTAAGATAACCTAAAGAGTCTACTTCATCAGTAAACACTGAATTACTTTGCACTCGGAAATCAAATTTCCAGTACCAAAAATCTTTTTGTTGCTCTTGTTCTATTAAGAATCCGAAATGATTTTCAGGAGTTTGTGTATTATTTTGTGACATATGATGAGGATAATGTAATATGTCCGGGGTACCTCGTAGACTAATACATTGTAGTATAGTATCAAAGTTTGCTTGTGAATTTCGTTGAACTTTCCATAAGTCTACATTATCTCCAACAGGCTTTGCTCTGTTGAGAACATTAGTATTAGTAATGTCAAATAATGTGAAACAAGTTATGGTCTTCATACTACTATTTAGTAGCCAAAAAAAAGCCTCTAATAAAAGAGGCTTTTTAATTCTTTAACTAATTTCTTAGTTAGTGAATGTTGCCGTTGCTGTAGTAACACATGATGCCAATCCGCCACCTGCTGTGTTTAGATCAGTATCTAGTGTTGTTGTAGTCCAAGCCGCTGTAGGATAAATTGCAAATGCAAGTGTATCTGATCCAGTATCTGTGTATTCATAGATATAGACGATTCCTTTGCCTTGAATTGTGTCGAATGCATTTTTAATATCAGTTGTTGTTAATGCTCCGGCAGCCGTAACTGTGAAATAATCAAGTTTCGGTCCTTGTGGTTGTACTGTCATCGCAGATTCAATTGCGTTAACACCCGGGTTTGAGTATCCAGTTGCGTCTAAACGTAATACTGGATAAAAGTCACCATTTGCTCTTGTAAATTGTGCCATTTTCTTTTCCTTTTGTTTTAAAAGTACACGTTCCATGCACTTTTTAGTTTGTTGTCCCTCACCATGAGGTTCATACTAATATTTAGTCCTTTGTGAAGAAAATGTGGGAGTTAGTTAGCCTCTAGCGGCTAAATTTTGACGAGCAAAGCCCATTCTATTAACAAATTTGAGTCCGTTAGCAACGAAACCTTCATGTGTTTCAGTGCCATCATCTAAGAATCCTTTGACAGGACTTGACTTTGCGGCTTGATCAAGTTGATCGACAACGTTTTGTTTAAGATTGTATAATGCAATCCATATTTTGAATGCACCTATTACGCCGTCTTTATGTGCATTGAAATGCATCATAAGTTTTTCTCTCATTTTGTCTGTCAATTTTCTGTTTTCGACAAACGTAATGAAGTCTGCATAAAGATTTTGTAGATCACCTGAAACAATTTTTTTATTAACAAAAACAGTAAACAGCATGTTAAATCCATTACGTGCTTGAGGTGCTGTTTGAAATAATGCTTTAACAGCATTACTATTTTGATTAATCTCTGCTTCTGCTTTTTGTTTAAGTTTGCTATTGATCTTTAAATTGGGTGTTATAGGCATTTTACTAGGAACAATTGCAACTGTTGAATTATTTTTTAATGTACCTATTGATCCATTGAGTGATTCTGCTTCGTCAGTTGTCATAGCATTAGGTGGAATATATTGATGTACTGCTATGGCTGCCTGCTTGTCAGCAAGTAAATGACCAATTTCACTATCAGCATCTACTGTGTATGAGATACCACCTGGGTTTGCTTTGAATCTAAACACGCCGTCATTATCTACTAATGGCTCACTAAACAATAGGTCTCCCCAATAAAAACCAGCTCCTCTGTCTGATGCTTCAAGTCCAGGCCAGACTCTTTCGATAATACTATACAAGTCTCCCCTGTTTACTTGTCGACCATCATCATATGCTTTAAATTCTTTCGGTGAGAATACTTGTCTACCTGTACCATCTTTCTTATTGAACATATGTTTGTCCATAACAGAGAATCTGCCGTCTTTACCACGACCGAATATCAATGCAGGATAACCGTCCCATTTAATTGTAATACTGTTAGGGGAGTTGATAGTTGCTTCTATCTGTTTGATGGCTTCTCTAGCACCTTGTTCATCACCTAGGAATACAAGGTCTTCAGGATGTTCTAAATGTCCTGAGCCTTCGACTAAATTAATTTTTTCTAATTTACGTAATGTATTAGAGATAGATTCACTGAGGTTCATTATTACCTCGTAGACAGTTGTGCGATTTTTTCTGCTCTTAGTGCTGAGTTAGTTTTAGATTCTGATACTTCATCTTTTTTACGTTTTGCGGCTCGTCTATCTCTATCTTTAAACTCATCATCTACTTTTGGTTCTGAGAAATCAAGTTCACCTTGTTCTGCATCAGGCTCGGTTACTGCAATTGGAACTTGAAATTTATCACTTACAGCAACATAATTATTTAATTTATCTTGTATTTGAGACTCAGCTGGAAGACTCGTTTCTGTGTTTATCCATTGATCTTCTGTTTGTGAATATTGATATTTGTTGCTACCAACATCTAATACTGCATTAGGTTTAATATTATAGTCAACGCCTTTTCCACTTGTCGGATCTGTAGTAGTTGAACCGGTATCGTCTGCTGTTCCAGTTGTTGCAGTAGATGATCCAGGATTCGTATTAACTATTGTTTTTTGTTTTTGTGGCTGATCAGTTTGTTGTTTTGCTGATTGTTGCTGTTGCTGTGGACCTATTAGGCCAGCGTCTTGCATTGTTTTTCTTTGTTGGGAAGAAAAGCCTGCTTGTGCCTTAGGAAGAATACCGTGAGATTTAGATGCTCCATATGAAGCATTTCCTAATTTCATAAGTAAGTTTTTATCTATATTAGGTCTTGATGTATTTTTTGATGCGTTGTATACAGCCTCAATTTCATCAATGATCGAATTAGATGTC